AGATGTGACAGAAGAAGTGTTAGATAAGGCAGACCATCTCATAGATTACCTAACAACACCTTATGCAGAAGGTGGTCTCGGTGTTCACGACACTAGTCCAACTTTCTATGCATACTATAGTATAGTTAGGAATTGGAGAGACAACTTAGAGTATGAAGACTAATGATTAGTAAAAAAGAATTCACTGAACAAGTAGAGAAACTACTTAGGGGTGGTAAAGCAGGAGTTATGGATTCTATTGTTAAAGTTTGTGAGAACAATAACATAGAACCCGAAAGTACCAAAAGACTTTTATCAGACCCATTAAAACAAAAACTTCAAGCAGAAGCACAATCGTTGAAGTTAATTAACCGAAGTAATGGTTCACAAGCAACCATAACTTCTTTCTTTACAAAATAGGAGTATATAATGAAAAAAGGTGATACAGTAAGTGTAGTAGCAACAAGTGGCGAGTATGTAGGAGTGTTAGATAATTTAGAACCTCTTACACTAACGAAACCAAGAATGATAGTACAAGCACAAGATGGTGGAATGGGATTTGCACGAGGAGTTGCAGTCACTGGAGATGAGAATCCCGACACTATGGTGTTTGGTAACTATGTCTTTATTGCAAAGACAAACGCAAAGGTTGTAGAAGCACACGCAACTGCAACAAGTTCAATCGTCAAACCCGAGTCAAAAATTATAACTTAATGACGAGTCGTGATGGATATGATGCTTATACCTTGTACCTTGGAATTAAATTACATTTTAGTTCTAAGGACTACAACTTTATCAAATACAACGGTAAAGTAAAAGCAGATATCCAATCATTCCTTAAGAGAAAGGACAAATACCATTTCGGTAAATTACATAAAACATATAAACAAGACCTGCAGGATTTTTACATTGCAAACTTATCAGTAAAAGACCAATGGGCAGGTGAACTATTGAGTGAAGAATCCGATAAGGTCTATAAGGATTGGAAGAACAAACACCAAAAACTATCTTATCTATTTGAAACTGAAGTGAGTGATTTACTTCGTAAGTATAAAATAAACACTCAACTTAAAGTGGTTAATGGTCAACACCCTCGTTTACTTAAATCATATATGAGTAAACAAACTAGTTTAGAGACTATCTGTATTATGGATGAGATAATTGGATTCACAAAAGATTGGGATAAACTTATATCAGAGAAGGTTGTCTATCCCGACATCTCTCTGAAGATACAAAAGTATAAATCATTTATACAGTTTGACCATAGTAAATACAAACAAAAACTTATTGAATTATGCTCACAATAGTTGGAAACGGCCCAAGTAGATTAAACTATAATCTAAATGAATTAGATGAATGGTGGGGTTGTAACTCAATCAGAAACGATAATATTCCCGACATACTCTTTGCAATGGATATCATTGTACAAAGAGATATCTTTAAGAATGAGTATCATAAAGAAAACAAAGTTGCTGTCGGTGGGTGGGAACCATTAGAAATAGAACACTACCCGATGATTAAGATGGGGTTAGAGTTTGGGTTTCAAACTCTCATAGATAATGTCAATCAAAAGGATGATTGGTTTATTGCAATGGGAAATGATAAGACTATGGATTTGATTAGCTATAGCACTTCTCAAAAAGATAACATAGTTATATATAATTATTCTAATCTTAAGAACCTATTTACAGGAATGTCTGCATTAGGTTATGCTATGGAACAAGGTGTAAGTGAGATTACACTACTAGGTTTTGATGCACTTCAATATGGAGATGTATCAAATGTATATGAAGGTACGGAGTTCTATCTACCTAAATATACCAACGAGAGTAGAGTGCTAGATGCACAACGCTCTCAATTTATTGCACTCTTAAAACACTATAAAGAGTCAAAGGTATTTTTTAAAAACACCCTAGACAAGATAGAGTTGGTAGAGTATAATAAACTGTCTTATTATGAAAATAGTGAGAGGTGGATTCTAGGTCAAGGTCTAGAATCCGAAATATAAAATGCGATATAATTGTACGATAAAATAGGAGAATACAATGTCAAGTAGTTTAGATAAACTAAGAGCTGCAATGGAAACAGCTTCACCATCTGATGGTGCAAAAAAATCCTACACAGACGATACTATGTGGAAACCCGAACTCGATAAGAGTGGTAACGGTTACGCTGTAGTTCGTTTCTTACCTACTCCCAATGGAGAAGAGATGCCTTGGGTATCATACTTCGACCACGGGTTTCAAGGGCCAGGTGGATGGTATATTGAGAAATCATTGACCACTATCGGCAAACAAGACCCAGTATCTGAATACAACACCCAGTTGTGGAATACAGGTATCGAAGCAAACAAAGAGATTGCAAGGAAACAGAAGCGAAGACTTCACTATGTTTCTAATGTCTATGTTGTTTCAGACCCTAAAAATCCCGACAACGAAGGTAAAGTATTCAAATACAGATACGGTAAAAAAATCTTTGAAGCACTCAAGGAAGCAATCTCACCTGCATTTGAAGATGAGAAAGCAATCAATCCTTTTGACTTGAGAGATGAAGGTGCAAACTTTAAGATTAAAATCAGAAAAGTTGATGGTTACTGGAACTATGATAAGTCAGAGTTCGATGCAACTGCACCATTATTTGATGATGAAACTAGGTTGGAAAGTATAAATAATTCAACTCATTCATTGTCGAATATTATTTCGCCAGAAGAGTTCAAGTCTTATGACGAACTCAAAGAGAAACTAGACAGAGTTCTAGGTCTTGCAGGTGGAATGAGTAACTCTACAGCAGAGTCTGTTGCAGAAGATATGGAAGAAGTTCCTTGGTCTAATGTAAACACTGAATCTGTTGCAGAAGAACCTGTAATCTCATCAGTAGAATCAACCTCTCCAGTAGTAGAGGAAGACGATGCGATGGATTACTTTAAGAGACTTGCAACTGATTAAGTAGTAAGACTCTTTATGGGGATGGAAGATTACGATATGTATAATGTGAAAAGTCTTCCATCAACACTAAGACCGTGGAGTAATAATGGGGGTACTTAGTAAGGGAAAGGTCAATAGCATAAGCGGATTGGTCGGTGAAGAACGGGTTGCTGTAAGGCGTGGGGTGACTTCACACTTTTTTATAAATTAACAATAACAATAATATGCCAAGTGTAAAACCAAGAATAAATCCGAAGAACAGAATGGAAGAACCATTTGATAAACTTCTTCGTAGGTTTAAGAAAGAATGTGATAATGCAGAGATAGTGCAAGAAGTTAGGGATAGAAAGTATCACGAGAAACCTAACGATACTAAGAATCAAAAGAACCAAGATTTAAAACGAAGAAAAAAATTAGATGCAAAGAAAAGGGCAATACCAACAAGACAAAGAAGAAGATAATGAATCAATGGCACGGAGGAAAAGGTTCCAAGAGAAGGAACTCAGACGATAAGACCTATGCAGATAATTGGGAGAAAATCTTTGGTAAAAAGAAACCCGAAATAACTACTCGTAAAGAGACACCATCACACGGACTTACTCAAGTCCATAAAGACAAAACAAAATATAATAGAAAGATTAAAACTTTAGACTAGACTGGAAATAATTTCAAGTTACTACCAGCAGTTCTGTTGAAGTCATTGTCTCTGTTTCTTGCAGAGTTTTGTCCACCACTTACAAAAGTATTTGTTTGACTATTGTCGTTTGAATTTGATTGAGTAGTAACAACAGTATTAGAAGCAACAGAAGCATTTTCACCTGCTTCAGTTGTTGCAAGTGTACTATCTGCAATTGCATCACCATCTACAGTTGGAAGATTTGCAACTGCTTGGTCTACAATTCTTTGAGAGTCATTATCCCCTGCAAGTGATGTTGCAGCTTCATCTCCTGCAAGACCTCCTACGATTGCACCACCAATACCACCAACTAGTGAACCTAAGAACCCACCAACTGCTATTCCAACTGGGCCACCGATTACACCTAGTGCTCCTCCTACTTTTGCACCAAGTACTGCACCACCCAATCCACCTGCAAGTGAACCAGCACCTTTACCAACACTTCCTGCTTTATTAGCTAAGGTTGCGTCCTCTAATTTTTTAAATTCTTCATCGGTATATGCACGAGATTCACCAGTCACATCATCCTTCTTCATTAGGGTTCCGTCTTCTCTCGCCTTTCTCAACTGTTCAATCTTATCTTGTTGGTCTTTTAAATCAAAACCAGTTTCAGCTGCAGCACCAAGAAACGGAAGTTTCTTAGTAAGAAATTTTGCAGTATTCTTTATTCCACCTAATAATCTACCACTCTGTTTTACAGTCTCTTCAACACCTTCTCCAGCAAGCTTATTTACTTTGAATCTTTTGTCGGGTGTTCCGTCTGCTTTTAGAGGTACCTTTGGTTTAGGAGTTGGTTTAGGAGTTGGTTTGGGTTTTATTCCTAACCCAAGTTTAAGTTTTGATATACCTTCTGAAAGTGCTTTACCAGCACCTTTAAATATTCCTGTTATTCGTTCAGCAGACTCTTTGATTGCTATTCCCACTCCAGCAAATGCTTCTTCACTAAATGCTTTTGTTATTGCTGCAATAGAAGCACCAATTGCGATTGGAACTGCAAGAACTCCTAGAAGTATTAACGCAAGTCCACCAAAGATTAAACCAAGTGTAGCAAGGATTCCTGAAAATGCAGTAGAAATTGCACCCAGTTTTCCACCAATTACCTTTTTGTTTTTTAGATTTGTTGCATCTACCTTATTGTTCTTCTTTGATAATGTTGTTTTGTCCTTTAGAACCTTTTCACCTTGTTTCTTTTCTTTCTTATTTCCAAGGATTCTATCTTTTAGTCCCTGTGCTTTTTCTTTGACGATATTGGAGTTGCCATCCTCACCTTGACCACCTGTATCAAAACCCTGTACAACTTCTGAGATGTTACCTGCTGCAGATAGAAGACCACCACCAACATCTTTAACTGCATTAAATTTGGATACTAACGGGTCTAATACAGCACTGATATCAACGATACCACCACTTAATTCCTTCAACCCACTACTGAACTTACCAAAACTCTCACTTGATGAAGCGTCTTCTAAGTCTTTCTTAACTTTATCGTTGTTCTTTTTTTGTACTGCAACTAAAACATCTGTTGCTTTCTTGGTTTCTTCTAATCTACGATTTTCCAGAGCAACTTCAGTTTCTTTTGCTTTTGCTAATTCACTCTCAAGGTCTGATATCTCTTTTAGTGCTTTTTCCTTTTGTTCTCGTGTGCTGTCAACACCTAAGTTTTCTGCTTCCAGTACTTTCTCGTTTATGGTCTTCTGCATCTCAATGAGAGTTGCAGATGATTGCAACTTATCATTGATTGAATTTTGAATCTCTTCTTGTTTCCTTAATGATTCTTTTACAGCACTGTTTACTTTTGCGAACTCAGGGTCTGCTGCAGCTTTACGTTGTGCTTTAAGTAATTGGTTACTTGCAAGCATACCTGCAAATGAGTCCTTTGAATTTTTTCTAAGATTTGCAGCAGTTTCTGCAACATCTATATTGATGTTCTTAAGTTCATCAATTGCATTTTTAAACGGTTTACTAAAACCCTTAGTAGTTTCACTAAGTGCATTAACCTGTTTCTGCAATTCTGCTCTTGATTTGTCGAACTCGTCTGCCATTTACTGTTTCCTATTTACCGAATGCTTTTCCTGCTTCTGATATACCGAATGCACCAAGTGTCACTACAACAAATGATGTGTAGATTGTTTCTGATACCTTTAAGTCCATATCCCATACTAGTGCAGTGACTAAGTCAGTCATACCAAACACTACCATTAAGAAGAAAGAAATAAACCCGATGATTGCCTTTTCATTCAAGTCATTGTCATCTAAAAACAAATCCATAAACTTTCGTTTAGGTGGTTCGAGACCACGTTTTGCTTTGATAGCATCTTCTTTCATCTCTTTGATGACATCTTCCTGTTCATCAAGTTTCTCGATAAGTGCCATATACTTATCTAAGTCAATTTCGACCTCATTACTGGACTGGTCTTTATATTCTTTTTCGTCTGCCATTGTTCTATCCTTTAATTATATTAAAAAATCACTTTGTGCATAACTAAGACTTTCTTTTTTCCTGCCTCATCTTCTCTTCTTCTAACCAGTTGAGAAGAAGTTTTACGTAAATCTCTCTCTCCCAAGGTATCATTCTGTCTAACTCTGTTAATGAATACTTGTGGTGTTGCATTAACTGAAAATTAGTATTATAATAGTTTATTAAACTCTCGTGAGAAAGAGATATTAAAAAAAACTTTGTAACCCCTTTAGTGTTGTTTCATTTACAGCACCACAAGTGTCACACTTGTATTTAACATCCTTTGCAACTGATGGAAGAGATTCAAAGAACTCATTCAACCCATCTAACTGTTCTAGTGTTAAATTCTCTACAAACTCTCTCAACTCGCTGTCAGGAATTTCACTTGTGTTATAAACACTTTCTTCATCGAAGATTGTATCAATTCCTTTCATCAATAACTCTATAAGTTTCTCGTTCTCATCTGTCATCGATTCTGCTTTTGCAAGTTCGGATGTATTAGGAAACTTAAGTGTTACACCTAGTGTTTCACTAAGCATAATCTTGGAGTCTACTTCCGAGGGTTTAACAATTTCAACACTAGTCAAGTCAACTTTCGTAGTACCTGTTCCCTCACATCCTTCTTCACCACAATAAAATGATACATCAACACTCTCACCAACCGACTTTGCACGAATATTTAAAAACAAATACTCCAAGTCATATATTGGAAGTGTCATTGTATCTACTGCACCATCGGTCACTGCATTTACTAAGTTCTTAACAGCATCTAAAATTTCGTTATTATCAGAACTCTCTTTTGCAATTAAAAGATACTTCTGTTCTTTAACAAGAAACGGTCTGAATGTTACTTCTCGACCATCACTTAATCTGCACTTAAACTTAGGTGCATTTTGGATTGGTAATCCCATACTTTACTCCATTATATTAAGGGCCAATTATTGACCCAATTTGACTCAACCTAGTGTCAAGTCTAGATAGTCTATCAAAAAAACTTGATGAACCATTTCTATCTGCAAGTTTCCCTACATCTAAAAGAATATCTAATACTCTTCTACCTCTATTTATAAGTCCACCCGATGATGTATCTGCAACATATTTTGTTTTAAATGACCTGAATGAAATAGTACAAGTGAATCTCATTACATCATCTCTAGTACCTGAATTTAATTCCATAGGTGCAAACGAAATAGGAAACGCTTCCATCAATTCATATTCCATTGCTTGTTTCCCATTCATTCTCAATTGTCTTATATTGATTGTTCCAACATAATCCGATAAGTATGAAAACTTAGGATTTGTTGATGCACCAAGACCTTCGTCTATAGCACTTGCAGCTCCACTGTAGATGGTTTCCATCCACGCATCTATTAAAATTCTATCAGTAAAGGATGAGTCACATAAGAATGTGAACTCTACATTACCTGAATCGTGATTAAGTTGGAAGGGTAGGTTTCGTGTTGGCCCATATTCTGAGAATTGGGATGTCTCTATTTGTCTTCCTGGCAAAGAACAGGATTCAACTCTAAGTCCTTCCCAGTTTAAACCGAGTTGAGGACAGAAGAAATCTGCTTCGAACCTATTAGGTCTTGCACCGTTGTCAAAACTACTTTTAAATTTTTCTATATCTAAGTTACTCATTAGAATTTCCCTTTGCTATCTGCATATACTGTATTGGCATTAATATTAAATTGTTGAAGAGGTAACATAGAAACCACATCCCAATGTTCGGGTAATATTCTAATTATTCGACTTTCTATATGTGTCCATAAGTATTTTTTGACACAAGGTTTACCGTATTTCAATTCTGATATCTTCATTAATAATTCATATGTTATGTTAAATTTTGCACCTTCTTCTAATTCGTCATCATTACTAAGTTTGTACAATTCCTCTAAAAACCTTGCACGAAAACGAGGTGGTATGTAATGTAAGTTTAATCCAATACATCCTTTAAAACTTTTTTCGATAAGAATCATAACAGGAAACTTATCGTAATACGGTAAAACATCTTTGTACTTTGCATCATACATATACATAAACATCTCACCTGTTCTCATATCAGAAGGTAAAGCAGTATCGCCTTGACTTCTAAGAATGTCTTCTTGTTTTACTCTTATGTTTCTTAGGTTTTTTCTAAACCACTGTAAACTCTCATCAGTCTTCTCTTCAAATTCTGATGGCAATAGATTATCATATTGTTCAAATAAACCCGACATTATACTTTATTTATGATTATTTAATGTAAATTCTTAGGTTATCTGTATTAATCTCATTTATATTTGGATGAAAATCGTAAAGGGACAATAAGTCGTCTTCTTTGAGTATTGTTTTTGCTTGGATGTGAACATTACTTGTTTCATCGTCACTGAAATAGTCTTGTATGTCGGGAGAACATTCACCTATTAGGTATGGTTTCTTACCACCAAACATATCATACACTCTCCTATTCAGATTGTAGTATTCAGGTCTATCTTCACCCACGTGGAACTCAATAACTTTTTTATGTTCTTCATTACATATCGCAACGTGTAAGTTCAACTTCTTTTCTAAAAGTGATAAGAAGGGTGTCGACCATTCTTCAAATGATAATGCAGGTGCATCAATCATATCTTGACTATCCCAAACAATAAACTTGTGTTGCATATCTTTAAGATGAAGTAGTACTGATTCACGGAATGAGCCTGGATGTACCCACCACTTAGGGGTTCCCTGTTTAGTATGTATGCAAGCTTGAGGTATTGAATAGAACCCATTTGTCTTTGCTTCATTGATTAAATATATAAACTTAACTGCGTGGAAGGAAAGGTTATCAGGAACATTAGACATCTTTTCTTTGAAGGTCTCTTTAGTAACTGGTTCAGTATCTAAATTGATGAGTAACCCTTTAATATAACTTGACCATCTTTTAGTTTGCACTAAGTCGTACTTGTTTACTGCATCATCTAGTGTTATGATTTTTGGTGGTGCGATTTTAGACATCTCTTCAAAGTCTTTTCTAAGACGAGTTATCCCCTCTTCATCTATCTCATATTCTGCTGTATTAATGTTGTATATCATTTAAATAATTCTCCACTGATTTTATGTCGTTAGGTGTATCTACAGACAAACCCACATCGTTAACTTCTACCATCTTAACCTTATAACCGTTCTCTACAAATCTTAACATCTCTACCGATTCACTTCTCTCCAAATCTCTAACTGGAAGTGTAGGGAAGAGTTTTAAGAACTCTTTATCAAATGCATAAAGTCCCAATTGTTGTTTGATAGGTGTTGTATCTTTTTGATAATATGGTATACTAAGTCGTGAATAATATAATGCATTATTGGATGAATCTGTTACTACTTTGACAACATTCTTATCGTATAATTTGTGCCACTTACCTGATTCAGATAACTCTACATATGCATTTGTGACACTACTTAGTGTATGAGTCTCTATTAACTTATCAATTGCATCAGGGTCAATCAGGGGTTCGTCACCTTGAATGTTAACATATACCTTTGCATCAAGTGTATCAAGTGTAAGTGCAATTCGGTCAGTTCCCGTTTTTACATCGTCATCTATCCTGATTACATTCAGGTTATTGTCATTACAGTAGTTCTCAATTCGGTCATCATCCGTAACCACGTAGACTTCGTCTAGTCTCTTCGACATCGATGCTTGGGTATAGACTCGTTTAATCATAGGGACACCATTAATCATTGCAAGGGGTTTACCCTCGAATCTAGTTGAACCCCAACGGGAAGGTATTAGACCGACTGTATTGATTTTGCTTTGTTCCAGCATTCTACCTCACCGTATCCATATTCTGCGTGTAT